CAGAAATATCAATATCATCATCAATCAATTCAAAATCAATATCTACAGGCCAGCTATCAATAATTGAACCAACCATTTGTTTTTCATCATGTTCTAAATTTGTTGGTTTAAATACAGGTGTTTTTCTAGCCGCCCATACTTCTTCTTTAGTAAAAACATCATCGTTTTTATTCCAAACTGTCGAAACCAATATAGAATAAACCTTATACAAATCAGGATCATCTTCCGAAGCAAAAGATTTTAATAAATCGGGAGACTTTTTACTTTTTTGAACAGGAGCATCAAATAAAATAGAAGCCTTGGATCTAATCTCATCTTCTAATCCTAATTCTTTTTCTAAATCATAAACTTTTATATCATTCATTTTATTTCTCGTAATAATAATTTACAAAATAAGAAACACGCATATCCCTTATTTGCTCAACAGTTAAAGTTCCTAAAGTTAATTTAGCTTCCTCAACCCAATTATTAAATTCTTTATGAATAGATTTATTTGGATTTTTAGCAGCTTTTGCTACTGAATTCTCATCAATAGACTGCCCTATATTTAAATTACACAAAATTTCAAATTTTGATTGCTCTAAATCTAAAAATTCTTCTGAAGTTAAATTTCTAATAGAAGATTTACTATAATGATCCAATACTATAGGATTAATTATATCAGAAATATTATCCTGAGCGACTTTAGCCCAAACTAAATCAGAAGCTTTTATTTTTGGAACAAATTGCTTTATCTTTCTTTTAGTTGAATCATTTGAGTTTTTAGGTCTTCCAGGCAATCCAACATTACTAGATGGTTCTTGATTGGTAGGAGATTCAGAAGTTTTTTCCTTTATATCAACAAGAGAGTCGTCTGTTTTTTCATTTAATTCAAGACCAACTTCGGAAGGGCTACTAACGCCAGTTTGCAAGGCTATTTTCTGTAATCCATACTGCTTATCTACCTGATGATAAGGACTAATCTTTTCCATATCTTTTGTATCCCTAGTTGCAGTTTCTTGCTGAACCCTTCTGTCCTCTATTTCTGGAGTCGCCTTAATATGCCTTCTAACAAACTCATCACTAACGATATTTCTATCAGCCATGTTAAGTAGAAGGTTAGCCATTGATGCTGGATCTTCCAAATACATAATATCAAATTCAACAATAGCTGGCTGTCTAAAACCCATAGCCTTTTGAACTATTTTTATCTGCTCATTCCAGAACTCTATTAGAATTGATCTTACATAATTAAGTCTTTCTACTAAAGTTTTAAGAGAAATAAAATTATTAGTAGTACCAGAAGAACCAAATGTACCAGTTAAAGTTGGAGGAATTCCTAGACTAGCATAAATTGCCATCAGAGTCGGCTTATATTTTTCTTCACCAAGATAAGACTGAATATCACTACTAGTTTCTAGCAACTCAATATCTGGACCCCAAATAATATCTACAGTTCCGCCACCAACATTTGCTCCAAGCATATCAGACAAGGTTGAAGCTGCGGTAGGAGTTGGTGCTAATTTATGTTCTAGACTACCAATTTTCCAAACTCTAATTTTATTCATAGCTCCATCTAAAGCTGCCTTATCAGTAAGCTGAAGTCTTTGGTATAGATTTAAAGCTTCAAAAGCCGAATAGGTCATAGGATCTGCCCACGTTTGCCAATCGTCTTTTTTATAGTAGAATATACTGGTCTTTTCAGGAGGTAAGATTATTTTACCGTTAGAATCTGTTGCTCGAATTATATCAGGAGATATAGTGCCTAAAACTTCTTTTACTTTTGGGTCTTCGCTAATTTGAAGTTTTTTTATTTGGTTTTGTAGACTCAGAGGAACACTAAGCATTAATGATTTTTTGTTTGATAATACTCCTAAAGGTCCACCGATAGGCTCTACAAGAAGAGGATCAATAAAATTATATCTCCAAGGTATTTCATTTCTTTTATAAGAAGGATCATCTTTGTTATACTTTACATCAGAAGCAACAGACTTTTGCATCTCTAGTTTTTTAACTCTGTCGATTCTTGCTGTATACCATCGAATCGGGACATTCGCTTCACGAAACAGAAGATGAGCCATACGCTCAGACACTCTTGAGCCATGTACATTTTTAAACCAATCATTATAGAATCTTTCAATTCTTTTATTGGGATGAACAAGTCTGATTCCTTGACTGCAAAAATCACCCATTAAATCAATAGCATTATGAACTAATCCTATCCTTCTATAAGCATATCTACCAAAAGAAATTATGTCCTTTGGTTTTGTCGGGGCAGCTTGCCCTGGTCTAAACCAATCAAAATCTCGACTATTTAACCCAGGTCTACCACCGGCATAATTAGTAAGATCCCTAAAATCTCTTTGATAAGAACTTGCTGTCGAATGAGATGCTTCTTCTAAAGTTTTTGCATATGTGCTAAATGCTAATTCTCGATTTTCTTCTGACTCCCAGCTAATATACGCTGGACCTTCTGATGTATTAGCATTTTGTATCATTTTAGATTTTGGATATTTATTTTTCATAATAGCTCAACAATTAAAAAAAGATAAAGATTAAATTCAATACCTATTATTAGTTACACCAATACCTATTTAATTCCTATTAATTATTTTAACAGAATTCATAGTATATGATCTTGCCCAATCTTGTCCAAAATACATATTTTCTTTATTTTCTTGTTTTTTTCCATACAAACCCCCTGCAACCTTACCAATAATATTATACGAAGGGTTTGGAATCTCTCTATGTATCGTTCTTGCGATTTGATTAGCAATAACTAATGCACTATATCTATCTTTTCTCATTCTTCCTTTTTTACCAGTACCTAATTTTATCTCTGGAGTATCAAATTTTTCTCTACCAGCGGCAGTTCTAGTTACCATGATAGTTGATAATTCAACTTTTAATTCTTCAATATCCATAACTGTATCTTCAAGCGTATCAAACAATTTTAAATTTGCATTATCTCCAAACTTCTTTTTCATTTCATTAAATCTAATTTCATCTTGGCTAGATATCATACCAAGAGTTAATTGGTCAAATCTTGGAAATAAAAACATTTTATCTTCCATATCTTTTCTAAGCCCATGATTTCCCGTAGAAGTCCATTCAGCATTAGCAAATTGAACTAATTCAAGAATATGAAGTCCTGATAACCTATCAGTATCTTTTTCTTTATCTTCTATAATTGGAAGAATAGGAACTTCGTTTAGAGCGGAATCCATTTTATCTGGATCTCTCAAGCCCTCTGCAATAGCATAACCTCCCCCTTGTGCGTCTAGACCTATCCTAACACAAGGAAAAACCTGCATTAAATCTCTAATTTTTCTAACGCAAAAAGCATAATAATCATCTACATTAGTTAATCCTAATTTTTTTCTAGCCTGATAGTCTTTTTTATTTGTTGTCCAAGAATATACTATCCTTTGATGCTCTTTATGTAACTCTAAAACTATAATCGCAAAATTATCAACTTCAGATGCAGGATCAATTCCAAAAACATACTTACGATCAGACCTTCCTCTTATCATTACATCAAATGGATCTGGACACCATGTAGGCCAATTATCTTTAGCTATATTTTTATCACTTGCTACACAACCTTCAATAGTGGTTCTTTTAAAGAAACCTTGAGAATCTTTAGCAAAACAAGCTCCATATTCCATAAGATAAATACCACTGTGCATAGTAGCTCTAGATCTAGATACTTGCTGATCGTCCATAAAACCTTCAGGAATAAGTTCATAAGGCATACGAATTACAGAAAATTCTTTGCTACTAAGACGTTTCATATAGTCTGGCAAATCTTGAGATGCTCCGTCCTCACCCGCATCGCCAACCATTTTTCTGATATCCCCCTTAATAGTTGACTTGTATTTTCTCCAATAATCTGCATAAGGCTCAAAATCATATCCAGCAGTTCCAGATAAAATAGACTGGTTCTTGTGTCTGGAGCTATAAGTCTGTTCCTGTTTTTCGCTCCACTTACCGTCTTTTTGCATAGCTTTTCTTTTCGCAGCTTCTTTAACATTTCCAGAAGGATCTTTAGAAACAGCAGCAAAACCTGCAACAACAGTTTCATAAATCTCTACAGGTATTGAATTGAATTCATCAGCAATAATTGTATGCGCACGAAGACCACGAATTTTATTACCATCGCCAAGCGGAACAGCAATAGTCCAGCTATCATTAATCTTCAAGGTACATCTATCAACGTCGCGACGAGGACCGCTAGAATCGCTACATAAGCTTCTTAAAATTGGAGCATTCTTCCAAATAACATCCATATATTCAAAAATAACTTTGGACTGCCTAAAGGCAGCACCTACTATAACTATCTTTGAACCGGGAACAAGAAGATTTCTTAGAGTGGCATATACGGCTAATAAGAAAGATTTACCAAAACCACGACTAGCAATATACATAGGAAATGATTTAGTCCACAACTCTTGCATAATCACAACTTGCTCTGGAAGTAAATCAATATTAAGAAGTTTTTTAACTGTCCAGTGTATGTAGCGTGGATCTCTCATTATCTTCAAAACATGAAGATGGAAATTGCTTTGACCCCACTCATCTAGCTCTAAAAGAGGATTTACTAAACCTTTAACATCTTCTTTATTGAGCCTTAGCCAAGCATAATCATAACTCTCTACGTCGAAGCTCATGAGCTTTCCTCAATATTCTATAAGCTAACTTCTCTGCTTTATATTTATCTCCACAAGCAATAACATGTAATCCATAGTCTTCCCTAGCTGTGTATATAACTTTTCTTATATATGCAGCGGGGATTTTTAATTTATTTCTTACTCTTGAGGGAACTTTGGCAGATCTAGGATAATTATTTATATCATCCCAGCTAAATTCAAAAAGCAAGTAAGAATGTTTACATTTAGCCATTCTTGACATACATTTTTGCCATCTCTTTTCTATACAATTATGAGCAAATTCATCTATTGTTTGCTTTCTTTCAATACAAACATAATGCTCTAAGCCCTCAACTGTATAATCGCCAGTATCAACTTTTGCGACTTCTGTACCCCAACAGTAAGCGTCAGGTTCAAAAATCCAACCGTGTTCAGGCTTTTCTCTTGTGTCTCTTATTATTGTAAATTTTTGCATCACTTATTATATTTTTTTATTTTGTCTAACATTTGCCATTCTAAAACTTTCATAAAAAAATATTCATAATCTGCTTCTTTTCCTCTGACGCTTTCATGACATCTTTTACAAAGCGTTATTCCATTTGCTTCGACATATCTCAAGCCTGGGTAGTTAGCCCAGGTTTTAATATGGTGAACCTGAATGTTTTTATTAGAACAACACCCAGGCCACTGACATCTATAATCGTCTCTTTTTTTTACTCTATCTCTCCAACCCCTGTATTCGGGACTAGAAAAATTCCTGTCAGAATTATTATATCTTTTCTTTTTATTATAGTTGCTTCTCCGGTAATTTGTATATTTTTTCTTTGCCATCAATATCTCTCCGAACCATTCTTGTTACTAAATCTTGAAATTTAACCTTTGGTTTCCAGCCTAATACTTTGTTTGCTTTACTGGGATTGCCTTTAAGGTATTCGACTTCTGCGGGTCGATAAAATTTAGGATCAATAACAATATATGGTTCAAAATTGTCAATGTCGATTTCATTGAAAGCCTCTTTTAAAAAGTCACGAACAGAGTAAGTTTCTCCAGTGGCAATAACATAATCATCAGGGGTTTCCTGCTGGGTCATTAGCCACATAGCCTCAACATAACATTGGGCATGTCCCCAATCTCGATATGCGTCCAGATTGCCTAGACGAAGTTTTGGAAAACTGCCTTCTAAATTTGTGATATGATCTTCTGAGATTTTAAAATCATCTGATTCAAGCTCTTGCATTGTATATCCAGTCTGGTCAATCCACTTTACAAACTCGCCAATCCACTTTGTAATCTTTCGAGTAACA